TGATAACATACCTAATAGTCCTTTTAGCATAGCACCCAAATCTATTATAAAATATCCTTTTGCTAATGGTTTAGCTATTTTAATAACAAATTTAGGTTTAGAATCTTCTACAACTTTTTTATTATCATCATTACTTTTTTTAATTTCAGATTGAAGGTTTTTGTTAGGTATGTTTTCAATGTTTTCCTTGCTTATTTCATTAGGTTTAACATCTGCACCTGTTTTTTTCAATTCCTTTTCTTTTAAAGACTTCATATTTTCATCAGTCTTTTCTTTAAGTTTAGAAATTCTATCAGATAAAACGTTCCATACATCTTGTGATGATAAATTTGGACTATCTTCTTTTGGGTAGAATTCATCGTATCCAGGATATCTATAAACTAATAATTTTTTTACGTTTGCATTAGCAAAAACAGGATAAACTAATTCACCGTGTTTAAATGTAAAGGTAGTAACATCAGTATCATAATCATACCCATAACTTGTTTTTTCGTTATATGCTTTTTTTAATCCACTATCATATGCTTTCTGTGCTTCACCTTTATTATCAGATTCCTTTTTAGCATGTGCTTTTTTATAATTATCAATTTGCTTATTAAAGTCGTCTGTTATTTGTTGTATTAAATTCAAATCAGTTACTTTTACTTCTTTATATTTATTTATAAATGGTGTACCATTACTATCCTCTCCAATAGTATCACGAATCCCAATTATTTGTGTTGATGTTGTATTATATATTTTTTCATATGAAACAGAATAATAATAATCGTCCTCAAAATGCATAGCATAGTAATACGTTACATTATTTATTATATCATTTACTTCAAATCCATAAGGTCGTGAATTTGAAAAATCACTGTAATCTTGTAAGTTAAGTAACGACATCAATCAGGGATTATTTTTTCTTCTGTTGCAAATCTAACGTCATCATGTGCTACTTCTGATGTAGCAGAATCTCTTTGACCTATGTTAACTTTATTATTATCAACAACATATACATTACTTGATAAGAAATCACCTACTTGTGATAAGTATTTAGCTAAATGTGCATCTAATTGGGGTTTTAATATAGGAGCACCCATATTACCAACAAGTGTTGTAGGATTCACTAATAATTTAACAAATTCGGTAAACCAATCAACTAAAAATTTATCACCAAGTATTATTCTTTCGGTTGCATTATCACTACCTAAGTTTAATTTTTGTGTGTTATCTTTAAGTTCTAAATTTATAGAATCTTTTTTAATTGTTAATTTATTTAATAAATAATCTAATGTTAATGCACTATCATCAGAATAAACTTGTGTTCTATGATCAAATAATAATGCAACAAAATTTTTATATTCACTTTCAGAAAGTGATTCTAATTTATCTTGTAAATTTATATTATATTTATCGGTATAAATGTAATACGGTGAATATAAATTTCCATTTTCAAATACAACATTAACAATTTTACCCACTGCTGGTACGTTAAAATCTTTACCATGTGCTGTATTATGAGGTGCTGCCCAAGGTAAATGTTCAACTGGTATTTCATTGAACCAACTTTGAACCCTAACCTTTATTCTACCCATTCTACGTGGATCATAGTTATCTTCTACAATACCAATTAATATACTTTTTTTTAAGATTTCATCAATCATAATTATTATTTTCTATTTTTTAAATAAACATTTTCATCATCAGGAAACTTTAAATTATATTGTCCATCAGGTTCTAAATCACCATCAGGAAACTTTTGATTATAAGTTCCTTTTTCTCCTAAACTTCCTTCTGGGTATTTTTCATTGTATGTACCTTGTTCTTCCCTAACACCATTAGGATATTTTTCATTGTATGTACCCCTTTCTTCCCTTGTACCATCAGGATATTTCACATTATAAGTTCCTTTAACAGTTCTATCACCTTCGGGGTATTTAGTGTTATATGTACTTGATGCTTCTCTATCACCTTCGGGGTATTTTTCATTATAAGTTCCTTTATCTTCCCTTGTACCATCAGGGTATTTTTCATTGTAACTACCCCCTTCTTCCCTTGTACCATCAGGATATTTCACATTATAAGTTCCTTTATCTTCCCTTGTACCATCAGGATATTTTTCGTTATATATACCCTTTTCTTCCCTTGTACCATCAGGATATTTTTCATTATAAGTTCCTTTATCTTCCCTTGTACCAGTTGGATATTTTTCATTATAAGTTCCTTTAACTTCTCTATCACCTTCGGGATATTTCTCATTATAACTACCTTTTTCTTCTCTTGTACCATTTGGATATTTAGTGTTATATTGTCCTTTTAGCTCTCTATCACCTTCTGGATATTTTTCATTGTATTTACCTACTTCTTCTCTTGTACCTTCTGGGTATTTTTCATTATAAGTTCCTTTATCTTCCCTTGTACCAGTTGGATACTTCTTATTATATACACCTTTAGGTTCTAAATCACCTGTATTACCTATTGTAGGATTACCATTTTCTAATTTAGTTATACTTGCATTTGTTATTTTATCAGTAGGGTATTTTTTGTTATATTTACCCTTTGATTCCAAATCACCACTTGGATACTTTTTATTATAAGTTCCTTTAGGTTCTAAATCACCAGTATCACCGATAGTAGGATTACCGTTTTCTAATTTATTAATATTTACATTTGTTATTTTATCAGTTGGGAATTTCTGATTATGTGTTATAGTTGGTTCACCTTTATAAAAAATATTATTTTTATCTAAAGATGCGTTATCTGAATTAATAATACTATTATCATATCTATTTTCATTTTCTAATACGTCAGGAAATAACCCAAATGATTTACGACCACCAATAAGACTTGATAAATCACCTAATAATGCATCTTTTCCTAAAACTGAATTGAAATTTTCTTCTGCATTGAGATTTTTAGTTTTATAAGATTCACCTGTTTTAAGTGAACGATTAAGTTCCTTAAATGAATTCTGAACTGTTTTTTGTGCAGCATTAGCTGTTTTATTAACTAAATTACTCACTAACATCGAAAGACTATCTATTTTTTCTGCGGGTGTGTCATAATAAACATTAATTTTTGTTAATGTCATATTAACACCAAACGCACTACTTATACCTTTTTGTACATTTTCCGTTAATAATTCAACTTGTGTTTTTAATCCTGATGTTAAATTACGTTTTTGGTCATTTACTGCTTTTTTTAAAGATGATAGTAAACTATCAGTTATTTTTGGTGCAGATGTATTTGGTATTATTGGTTGTTCTCTATCTGATGTCGGATATTTTTTAACCATTTCGTCATATTCAACTTGTGTTCTATAATCTTTATCAAACCTATTATAAAATTCTGAATAATTAGTAGCAGGTGTTAACGTTGGTATACTTGACGTATTTGTTAATAATGAATTACCTTTTAATCTATAATCTAATATATAAGGTGTTTTTATTGATGAATTTATCATCAATGCTGGTGATAATATTCTACTATATGATTTAAATATTATATCAATATTCATAGTAGCAGGTGTTGTGGTTGGACTTGTGCTAAATCCACCTGTTATAATTTCACCACCATGAATTTTTGAATGTGAAAAATCAAGTTCACAATCATGTAAAACATATATAAATTTTGATTTATTTTCAGCAATTTTAGGTCTTCCTGTATTAGAATTTTTATTTAATATACTATTAAATGATGTTTCACTTCCAAGTTTCATATCCCTTAAATCACTTATAGTCAAATACATATCAAATCTTAATAAATTACTTGGTACTAACTGTCTATTCGAAGCATAAGAATATGATAAATCTAAATATAATTCAGATAAATATTGTGATAACATCGTAATATCTTCTGATAAAGTTAATGTTAATTTATCATTAGGAAAATCAAGAATTTTTTTATTTAAAACTTCTAATCCTGATATAGAATTAATATAATGTCTTTTAGAACCATTAATAGGATTATCATCTATTTTATTTAAAACACCAGGGAAAATTATATTAAAAATTCGTATGAATTCTGTATAAGCATATCCAGCTTGTGCAATTTCATCATCAAGATTATGATAGTTATTATAAAAATTAATAATACCTTTTCCACGAGCACCTGGTGGTATATCGTATATTGAATTAATAGTTACATCAGTATAAGTACCTATACCAGTTAGTATTGGTGTAGTGGTGTGTATTAGATTAGAACTATCAAAAAATGCAGAACAATCACCGTGAGTTACATTATATACATTTAAATCAAAAACTAAATAAGTTGGATCTTCAATATCTAAACGTTCAGTTCCCCTACCTACATTAGCATCACGTCCATATGATTTAAATTTAGTAGCTTGATTATTTAAATAATAATCATTAAAAGTATCTGTTGGTAGTTTTAAATTGTTATTTGCATTGTTATTAACTGGCATTTTATATTATTAATTTTTTATATTATCTTATATATTAATATGATCTGTTTGGTTTAAAGTCATTGTTATTGAATGATAATTCTCTTCTAACTAACACTACTTCTTGTTCAAATTTATCTGATGTTCCATATAGATAATTTATGGATGTAATTAACCATTCACCACTTAATCTTTGATTCATTTTATCTTCATCCTTAATCAATGTATCAGAATTTTTTGATTCAAATTGCGGATTTTTATATTCGTCTTCTTTTTCTTGGTTTTTAGTAAATTCATTTATTCTATACATTCTAAGTTTAACTTTTTGATATCTATATAAATTAAAATTAGCAGATGTTATAATTATTTTCATTCTAATTTTTTGTAAGAATTTTAGATTTAATTCATGTGATTTATACGCATATAAAAAATATTTATGAACATTATCAGTATCAATCTTCCCATTATATTCACTTGTTGTAGATTCTACTTGTAATGCTGTGACATCCCCTAAACCACCTTTCATAATGATATTGTTACCATCAGGTCCTGTTGTAGATATAGTATCTAACTTTATATCATAAATAATATTACCATTCGTATCATAGTATGAATTAAAATATGAATATCCAATTTCCATATTCGTTGAAGTTGAATTATTAGCAATATCATATTTATTTATATAAAAATTACTATCAATATTTTCGGGGTGATTTAATAACACTAATTCTGATGTTTGATTTAATGCAGTAGTATTATTTTTATCAAAGACAAACTTACTACCTACTAATGCAGTTTGACCTGTTATATCATCATTTAATGCTGTTTCTATATCAACATAATTCAAATTGTAATAAAAATCGACATACGCATATAAAAATGAATCAACTGATTTAAAAGCGAAATTTACTACATATTGTATAAAATTCATATTTAATTCTGCTGGGTTTATCCACACCATTTTATCATCAGTATTATCCATATTAGAAGAAAATCCTAATTGTGATTCAGCAGCTAATTGTTTTATTACATTATAACTTGTATCATCATATGACTTGTATGGTGAATTGTATAAATTATCCACATCAAGTACACCTTCTAATTCAATTATAATATCATTATTATCACCCGATTTCGATTTAACAGGGTTATATTTCATTATTTTAAAATCCATTCTTATGGGCATTAAATTATCATTACTCGATTGTATAAATGTTTTAATAATACTATTATCTAACGGGAAAAGTGAATCAAGTAAATGACCAGTTGAATCTTTAAATTTCATGTTTATTCTTGGTAAGAATTGGTCATTATATAAACTTAAAGATATAATTGATGTGCTTTCTATTATTTGTTTACCTATTTCTACATATGGTTTTCTACCCGTATCATTTGATACTTCATCAAGTTTAGAATTGTTAGTATCTTGTTTAAAATCAAAATCTATTTCTTTTAATATTATATTAGGTCTTTCTATTACTTTTATCATTTTTATTTAAATTTATTTATTACTGTTATTTTCTTTTTTGTATAATCAATGTCAATCTGATTTAAACCAGGGTTAACAGATGGTGGAATTTCTCTGACGATAGGAACTTTATTACTGTTTGTTTTTAATATGTTATATTTAATATCTGAATTTTCATCAGTTGTATTATCTGATACATACATATTTGCAAATTTTGAAGGATCATCGGGATATTCTATTATATCATCGTCTTCTATTGAAAATGGATTTATAATATTATTTGTAACTAACAATTCTTCTGCATATGCAGTTCCACCATATAATGAATTACAAACGGAATCAATTCTACATGCATTATCATTTACATAATGAATAGAATTTACAATACCACCATTGTAAATAACTGATTTTTTATATAAATCAAATAAATTAAATGGTACATTGTTTTCATCATAATCAGTTATTAATGCATTACCGTCTTGTTCAAATGTGTAAAATCTCATAATATATTTTTATTTTTATAGGAACTTTTTCATAGATGGTGATGATGCAACAGATGAACCTGGTTCTGGTGCTTTTAATATATCAGGTGTAGTAGTTATTACTTTGGATGTATTACTATCACCTGTAACACCCCTATTATTTAATGTTGTATCAGTAATAATACTTGCCATATTTAATTGTTGTTCTATTGTAGTAGTTTTATAAACATTACTATATTTTCTTTTTAAATTAACACCAAAAAATCTTAAAATTTCTTGTTTACCTAAATTTCTTGCTTGTGAAATTGCTATTTTTGCATATATATATTTAGGTAAATCATTGAATAACATTTCACTACCTAATCTCACTTCAACACTATCTACTTTAATTTGATTCATAGAAATAATAGGTGATGCGGGATTTCCAATTGTTAAATGCCAAGGTGTTAATGCCATACCTGTTGATTGTGCAATCGCACCTTGCATTGGCCATTTATACCTTGCCATCGTTGATGCCAAAACGCTATTAACAAAACCTGAAATATATTCTATTGCTGCTTCACCCATTTGCAAAACTGCTTTTGAATTTAAAATTTTATTCTTTTTTTCATCAAGTTTCACATTATTTTTTAATGATTCTATGCTACTTATGTCTTCTTTACCATCAATTCTTTTTTTTGCTATACCGTATTGGTAATCTGTGGATTTATGTTTTGTACCATCTAATGTTGATGTGTATTCCCCATCAGTTCCTGCTGCTATAATTGCTTTTGCTTCTGCATCATTCTTTTTTACGACATTAGCTGTTTTTGCATTTCTATCCCTTTCATTTTCTGCTGCTGTTGCTGCTTTCCCAACAGAACCACTTTTACCAAGTACAGTAGATATTGATTTTTTTATTTCAGAAAAAATAACATTAATAAGTTCTTTCATCATTATAACCAAATTACTTAAACTTGGATTTTGAATGAATGTAGATAAGTTTCCCATTGTATCACCACCTTTAAATAAGAATTTAATATTTGATGTTCCCATATTTAATAAATTTTGTATTATACTGTGGAATGCGATGGTTGGATCAACATCGTTGATATATTTTATTTCATATGCAGTTTCTAACGTTAAACTTATATGTGAAGCTAATCCTTGTGAATCAGTTTCTCTTGTTATACCTTCTCTTAATAAATTAGCATCACCAATTGGTAAATTAGCACCATCATAATCCGTAAACCCTAATTTATTTAGAAATCCGAAAACCATACTTTGACCCCACCCTGGTATCGGAAATATATTACCTATATCAAAACCGAATTGGTCATTTATAATTTCTCTTATTAAATCATGCACCCATTTATTTTGTGTTTTCCACACTTCATTAAATGACATATTAAATATATCTTCATCTGCTTTAACCCATCCTACAACAGTTGAAATAGGAACACCCACACTTTGTCTTTGTTTATTTTCTTGTTCTGTTAAATCATAACTCGGTGCTGCCATAAATCTTCTTAAAATCATTAATCTATTTATTGGATAAACCCCAATATCTCTTAAATACACAAAATCAGAATAATGTAATACTTTACCAGGTGAAACCCATTTTTTTATTGGATTTTTATCATCTTTTGGGTTTTTTATATTAGTAGAGTTACTAAAGTCTTGTATTAAAGATATATAAGGATTAGAAGATTTATTTTTTTCACCTTTATTGTAATATGCACCTGATTCATTCTTTATATAATTTTGAACACTATTTGGGTTTGATGTTCCACCTGCTACATCAGAAAAAAGTTCATAATGATATAATTCAGTTTTAGATGTTTTTTGTGTTCCATCGTCATTTTTTACTACAAAATTGGGATCTTTGAAATCAACATTTTTACCTGTATTGTCAAAGTATGTTTCACTTCTATATTTAACATTATCCTCTTCTTCTTGAGATGGTTTCCTGATTTCTTTACCGTTATAAGGTGATTCACTATCACTAAATAAAACAGTTCTGTCGTTGTTTGTAAAGTTATTATTAACATTAGTTAAGAATGATAATTCCGTAGTTGGCATAATGTATATGGTTTTAGTTTTGTTACATTTGTATTAAGCATAAAAAATATACAATTATATATAAATTATTATTAATAACTTTTTAATATTTGCGATGCATCAAATAAATCCATGTTGTTTAAAACTGATTGGTGAATATTATCAGTATCTTTAAATTCATCAAAAAATAATAATAAATTAAAGTCAGTTTCTTTGAGCAAACCTTTTACTTTAACTATTTCATCTATATCGAAATTTTTATTTAAAAAATTTGGGATGTAATATATATCTTTTTTCTTTTCTAAAGAGTGTATTATTTTTGTATATACAATTAGATTAAAATAATCTTTATATTCATAATAATCATCAATTTCGTATTCAACTAATAGAGATTTTATATCTATAATTACTTTGTTCTTAATTTTATTGACCTTAACGTATTTGTCAAACTTATTCTTATTTTTAGTGAATACTACATAAAAATTCATTATTATATGATTCTTTTATTGTATATATTTAATACATTGGGTCTATCCAAATTTATTTCACTTTATTTCACTCAAATCTCAAACTTTTTCCGTTTTTTGTGATAAAAATGATAATTGAAATGAAAGTTTCAAAAAAATAATTATTTTAAAAATGGCAAAAAATAGTAAAACAAGTACTAAAAAACAGTTTTCAATGTCACAAATGTCGAGCTTAATTGACAAAATAGGTGAAGAAAGTAAAATTATCATTGAAAACGATGGTGAAACCAATTTTATTAGTACGGGTGTATATGTATTAAATGCGTTATTATCCAAAAGTATTTTACACGGTGGTGTAGCAGATGATAGATTTACAATATTCGCAGGACCACCCGCAACAGGTAAATCTTATATTATGTATAATATTGCGAGAAATGCACAAAAGGATGGTAGGTATATCATATTTATAGACACTGAACATTCAGTTAATAAAAAAGTATTACAAGGATTTGGTATTGATACAGCAGATGATAAATTAAAACTTGTTACAACTAATAAAGTAGAAGATTTAAAAGTTTTTTTAACAAATTATCTAAATAATTTGAAAAATATGAAAATGGATGGTATTGAGTTACCACCAATTACAATTTTTTTAGATTCAATTGGTCAATTAGCATCAGAAAAAGAAATAAGTGATGCATTAGATGGTAAGAATAAAGCTGATATGACAAGAGCAAAAGCAATTAAACAACTATTTAGAATTATTAATGCTGACATGGGATATTTAGGTATATCAATGGTTGCTTCTAATCACACTTATGAAGATATTAGTGCTTTCTTCCCACAACAAATTATGGCTGGTGGTAAAGGTGCTGAATATACTGCATCAAGTATAGTTTTTCTTTCTACTGCTAAATTAAAAACAGGTAGAGAAGATGAACTTGACCTTAACGCAACAGGTGTTGTTGTTACTGCACAAGCAAAGAAAAATCGTTTTGCTAAACCTAAAAAGGTTAAATTTCAAATTGATAATGAATATGGTACAAACCCATATATCGGTTTAGAATTTTTCTGCACACCCGCAAATTTTGAATCAGTTGGTATTGCAAAAGGTAAAAGAAAAGATAATCCTGATGGAAGTATAGGTGTTGAACCAGGTGGTACAAGATGGTATATTAGACATTTAGATAAGACTGTATTTGAAAAACAATTATTTACAGCAGCAGCATTTAATAGTGATGTATTAGATGCATTAGAACCAATTATCTACAAGTATTTTGAATATTCTTCATTCGAAGATGTTAAATCATTTGATTCAATGGTTGAAGCAAATATTGACGAAGAAGATTTAGGTGAAAATTTTGATGATATTGATAATGATGATTTGTTTTAATAAACAAATCATCAAATTAAGTATAAATATAAAAAAAGAAAAAGTATAATGAGTGAAGTTATAAATGTAAATTTAGAAAAAGCATTTTTTGCAAAAATATTAAGTGATCCAAAGCAATTTTATAAAGTAAAACCATATTTTTTTGGAAATGAACAAATAAGAATTGTTTATGAAGTAGTTAGCGATAATTATATAAATAGTAAGGAAAAAGTTGTTCCAAGTGCAAAACAATTATGGACTATGATATCTTTGGTTGATACTGCTAAAATTGTATCTAAAGATTCATTTAAAATAATAATGAGTGAAGATTTATCTGATTATGAAGATGATTGGTTAAGTTCACGATTTATGTCATGGAAGGTTTCAAAACATACACGTGAACAAATCAAGGAATCTATTGATTTAATTCACGGTATGGATGAAATTAATTATGATAATGTTATGGATATCGCACTTAGACTTAAAGATAAGTTTTTGGAAATTGATGCATTAAGTAATGATGATGAAAATTTAGGTGATGATTTTGATGATCCAGAATCACATAAACAACAAATTTCCGAAAGGAAAATGAGTTCAGGTTGGTCAAATGTTGATAAAATTTTAGGTGGTGGTTGGGACCACGCTACATTAAACCTAATTATGGGTGAAACCAATGTAGGTAAATCAATGTGGTTACAAAATATAGCATCACAATTAGTTGATAGTGGGTATAATGTAGTATTTGTTACATTAGAAATGGCATCACGTAAATGTATTAAACGTATGGGTGCAATGCGACTTAAAATTCCAATCGACCAATATGATGAATTGAGTAAGGATGCAATGTTTATGAAACAAAAAATTAATGAAGTAAAAAACTTAACACCTTCTAATAGTTTATTTGATGGTGGGAAAGCAGGAAAATTATATATTAAAAAATACCCAACAAGTGATTGCACTGTAACAGATTTAGAAAATTATATTAAGAAATTTGAACAATCTAAAAGAATAAAAATAGATGTTATTGTTCTTGACTATATTAATCTTATGTCTATTGAAAAAGGATATAATATGGATAATATGCTATATTTAAAAGGTAAGCATTTAGCAGAAGGGTTAAGACGAATTGGTGACAAGTATCAAGTATGTGTTATAACAGCAACACAGACTGGTAAATCAGTTTGGGGTGCATCTGATATTAACTTAGATGATATACCAGAAAGTAAAGCTATTGCTGAATCTGCTGATAGTGTTTGGGGGATTATTAGAAATTCACAGATGAAAAAGGAAAATAATTATAGATTGAAAATTCTAAAACTTCGTGATGGTGAACACCATGAAGAACAAATAAGGTTTGATTTCAATACAAAATATTTAACTATGGATAACGATATAATGATCGGTACAAAATAAAAGAAAGCAAAATGTTAAACAAAAATTTAATTAATAATAAACCAAAAAGTACAGAAGATGATTCATACGAAGAAGATGTGTATGTTGATTTCATAGAAGATTTGGAAGAAGAAGACTTAGAAGATGTATTGGTCGAAGATTTAGATGAAGAATTTGAAGATAAAATTGAAGATGTAGAAAAAAACTACATTGATGTTGACTTGGATGATGAAACAAATAAATTTGATTTATTATACCATTTTAATACTAATAAGCACAAACAAGAAGGTAAACATAGATTAAAAGAAGATACTATTTTTAAAGGTAAATCAGAAAAAAGATATGAAGACGGTGATGAATATTTATATGAAGAAAATAACGATTATGCTGATATTGTAAACTTCTTTGATTATGAATCAGTTGAAAGTTCCAATAGTCTTGAACAGAATAACTTAACAAAAGATGTTTATGAAACATTAAAAGAAAAAACGGGTATAGATTTTACCCAAAATAGAAGAAAACCGAATAAGGAAACATTTAATTCATATTATAATTTACTTCTTAAAGATTTAGGTTTTAAATATACTAAATCTGAACTATTTGTAGAATTGTCATTCTATTTTACAGATAATATATTCAATATGTATAAATTATTAGATAAGAAATCAGCAACAGTTATAATTAAAGAACTAATAAATAAAGGATACCTACGAAATTTAGAAAATATTAATTTTCTATAACAAATTTAAAATGAAATAATTGACTTTATTTCATTTTATTTTCTAAATAAATATTAAACTTTAACAATTAAACAGTATAAATAATAAAAATAAAAGTAATAAAAAAATGGAAAAATATAAAAGGGAAGATGTTAAAATTTCCGCAGATAAATATTTCAAAAATGATAGTTTATCATCAGATGTGTGGATTAACAAGTACGCTCTAAAGGATTCAAACGAAAATATTTATGAATTGTCACCTATTGATATGCATAAACGAATTTCATCTGAATTAAACAGAATGGAAGAAAAATATCCAAATCCATTATCAACTGATAAAATTTTTGATTTAATTAAAGATTTTAAATATATTATACCCCAAGGTGGTTCAATGTCAGGTATTGGTAATAATTTGCAAATTGTATCTTTATCAAACTGTTTTGTTGTAGGTAATACTTCTGATAGTTATGGTGGTATTGCTCGTACTGATGAACAACAAGTTCAATTAATGAAACGTAGAGGTGGTGTAGGACACGATTTAAGTCATATTAGACCTAAAGGTTCACCTGTTAAAAATTCAGCGTTAACATCGACTGGTGTTGTACCATTCATGGAACGTTATTCAAATTCAACACGTGAAGTTGCACAAGATGGTCGTAGAGGTGCTTTAATGCTTTCTATTAATGTAAAACACCCTGATGCAGAAGATTTTATTGATGCTAAATTAGAACAAGGTAAAGTTACGGGTGCAAATATTTCAGTTAAAATTACTGATGATTTTATGAATTGTGTAATAAATAATAAACCATTTATTCAACAATACCCAATTGATTCAACTAACCCATCAGTAGTTAAAGAAATTAATGCAAGAAAGATATGGAATAAGATTGTTCATAATGCATGGAAGTCTGCTGAACCTGGTATTTTATTTTGGGATAATATCATAAAAGAAGCTATCCCTGATATGTATGGTGAAGATTGGAAAACAGTTAGTACTAATCCTTGTGGTGAAATTCCATTATGTCCTTATGATTCATGTAGACTATTAGCACTTAATTTATATTCATATGTTAATAATCCGTTTACAACAGAATCAAATTTCGATTTCGAATTATTTAAAGAACATGTCATTTATGCTGAAAGATTTATGGATGATATTGTTGATTTGGAAATTGAAAAAATAGATACTATAATAGCTAAAATTAATAATGACCCCGAACCAACTGAAATTAAAAGAACAGAATTAGAATTGTGGTCGAAGATTAAAGAAAAAGCACAAGATGGTCGTAGAACAGGATTAGGTATCACAGCAGAAGGTGATATGTTAGCTGCACTTGGTTTTAAATATGGTACACCAGAAGCAACTTCTTTTTCAGAAGAAGTACATAAAGTATTAGCTGTAACAGCATATGAATCATCTATTATAATGGCAAAAGAACGTGGTGCTTTTAAAGTTTGGGATTTCGAAACTGAAATTAATAATCCTTTCATTCAAAGAATTTGGGAAAATTTAAGTGATGAAATGAAGTTAATGATGAAAGAATATGGTCGTAGAAATATAGCATTACTCACAGCAGCACCAACAGGTTCAGTTTCAATTATGACACAAACAACATCAGGTATTGAACCAGTTTTTTTACCAGCATATATGAGACGTAGAAAAATTAATCCAAATGATAAATCATCAAAAGCAACATTCATTGATGAAGTTGGTGATTCATGGGAAGAATACCCTGTTTTTCACCCTAAATTCAAAGTTTGGGCAGAAGTTAATGGACATGATGTTGAAACACTTGAAACATTAAATGAATCTGATTTAAATGAATTGGTTAAGCAATCACCTTATTATGGTGCAACTTCTAATGATGTTAATTGGGTGGAAAAAGTTAAAATGCAAGGTAAAATTCAAAAATGGATCGACCATTCAATATCAGTAACAGTTAATTTACCATCAGATGCAACCGAAGAATTAGTCGGTGAAGTTTATAAAACAGGGTGGGAAACAGGTTGTAAAGGTATTACAGTTTATCGTGACGGTTCACGTGCGGGTGTTTTAGTATCTAAAACAGAATCAAAAAAATCTGAAACATTTAGTGAAAATAATTCACCAAAAAGACCAGAATATTTAACTGCGGATGTAATGCGGTTTACTATTAAAGGTGTAAAATGGATTGGTTTCTTAGGATTATATGATAATAGACCTTATGAAATATATACTGGATTACAAGAAGAAGTAAACATTCCAAATTCAATTGAAAGTGGACGTATTAGAAAGGTTAGAACAAAGGGTGAAGAATCAAGATATGATTTCATTTTTGTTGATAAAGATGGTTATAATCAAGAATTCAGGGGGTTAAATAGAGCATTTAGTCGTGAATATTGGAATGTTGCAAGAATGTTATCTGCAATTTTAAGACACGGTATGCCTTTACCACATGTTATGGGATTAGTTTCTAAATTAGATTTTGGTGAATCTGATATTACATCTTGGAAAAATGGTATTCAACGTATGATTAAAAAATATGTTAAGGACGGTACAAAAGTAAAAGGTGAAGAATGTCCAACTTGTCATTCACATAATATAATTTATAAGGAAGGTTGTATGACTTGTAATGATTGTGGATGGAGCAAGTGCTCTTAATATAATAAAAAAACCATTAATTTTAAATTAATGGTTTTTTAAAAATAAATAAACAGTATGGTATATGATGGTAAAAATTTAAAATTAATAAAAAATGGAAATATTTTTGATGTATTTGATACATTTAAACTTGAAATAGATGATGATAATCCAAATAACCCATTAATTGTAGTAAATACAGATAATAATGATTTTATTTCTGAACGTAAAACTTTTACGTTATCTTTTTTCCCAATTAAAACAAATAATGGAACTTTTTCATCAGGTGGTGAAAATGATACAGCATATTTTACTAATGCAAGTAATAATTTAAGTACTATTATTACTAATGGTATAAAATAAATAAAAATAACTAATATGATATATAACGGAAAAAATTTAAAATTAATAAAAGATGGACAAGTTATTGATACATTTGATACATTTGAACTTAATGTAGATAAAAATGAAATAGCTCTGAATCCAATAATTACAATTAGTAAATTCAACAGTAAATACATTGAAGATTACGGTGATTTTTCATTATCTTTTGATAAAATTGAAACTACTGATGGTATTGTTTCATCAGGTGGTGAAAACGATACAGCATATTTTATTGAATCAACTATGACAGATAATATACCTTTGAGTATTATTGTTTGTAACGGTATAAAATAAAAAAATATAATGGATTTAAAAATTATAGCAAGTGAAATAAGAGATATCTTAGAAAATAGAAGAAAAAGAATCTCATTAACATTCGAAGAAGACGAACATGTTTATACAATGAAAGATTTAGATGGTGAATTAAAAACTAATTTTCCATCTGTTTCTACTGTTATTAAATATTTTCACGATGAAT